ATTTTTATGTTCCATTTTTCAAATCTGTAATCACTTGAACTTGCACTCCATCATCAACTGGACCATACACGCAGTAAGATTGATTTCTGCGTCTGCCACGAACGCTGCTTTGTACTGGTAGTCACCAAGAATAAGAATTGCTTGTGGAATAGATCCACTTTCCAAGTTCTCGTACAGCCCGTCGTACACCGCACGGAACACACGGGACTGGTCGTTGTCAAGGTTCTCCACCACCCACTTGCGAACCCCACCAAAATCCTTGCCCTTCATGGACTTTACCAAACCTTTGATCTGCAAGTCCCCAATGGTTTGCAGGATGCCCACATCAATCTTGCCGCCTGCTGCGTACCGCTGCAACTCGTTCAGGGTACGGCGGAAGTCAGGGAAGTGCTTGGACACTAGTTGAGCCACCACCTTTTGGTCGTACTCCACCCCCTCGGTCTTGAGGATTTCCTCCGCTCGTTTCAGGAACTGCACCGCCATCTGCGGCTTTTCCTTTTGAGGAATCCTGAAGTCGATACAGGTGCAACGAGAGTGCAGCGGTTCAATCACCCTATTCTTGAAGTTGCACGTGAGAATAAAGCGGCAGTTTGCTGCAAACTCCTCAATGAAACCACGGAGCGCGGGTTGCGTGGACTGGGCGTTAGAGTAGTCGAATTCGTCTAGGATGACCACCTTCTTCACGCCTTCGGTAAGACTAACCGTGGACGCAAACTGCCGTATCTTTGTGCGGAGGGTATCAATGTTACCGTCCTCCGAGCAGTTCACCATGATCCAGTCACAACCAAGGTCATTGCACAGTGCCTTGGCTACCGATGTCTTGCCTACCCCTGCTCCTCCCGACAGGAGCAGGTTCTGCGCTTCCCCGCGCTCCACCATCTGCGCGAAAGCCTCCCCCGTTTCGGTGGGGAGAATGCACTCATCAACACTCTGTGGTCGGTACTTCTCGCACCACAGACCTTTCACCGCTTCGTTCGTAGTCACGATCAAGCCTCGTAAGAGGAGTCTCCGTTCAGGGCAATCCAATACGTCAGGGGTTCATTCTTGTTCGTAAAGCAACTCACGATCTTTTGGGAAATGGCAACGCTGTAGTCCCCAGGAAGAATCTTGAGATTGTCCACATCAAAGATGAACTCAAAAGTCGCACCCGTTGAGTTGTCACCAACCTCAAGGGAGTAGAAGTTGCTTGTGGTGTCGCTCTTGTCCACCACGGCTAGTTCAATCTTGCTACCGTCCTCGGACGAGCGCACACACAGGTGCTGAACCTGAAGCACGGACGCGGCTTTCATAACTTCCGCAAAGTCCTTTGCCTTCAGGTCAAACTCAACCACCGCACTGGGCATGGTGATGCGCTTGTTTGTGGAAGTCACAAGATTTTTCGCACAGTAGTAGTACCGAACGCTAGATCCACCACTCTTCACCGTGACGAAATTCTCGTCAAAGATGAAGTCAGGATCCTTGAACAGGCTCACTGTGCCAAGAAACTTGTTCAAGTCCCAAACCGCAAACTGACGGGGGAAAGTCTCGTCCACACGGGCTTCAGCAAGAATGTTCTTCGTGGACGAAAGGGTAGTCAGCAGATTACCCTCGTTCACTAGAATTCCTGAATTGATGGTTGAGAAGTTCTTGAGAATGTCCAAGGTTCGCTTGGAAATCTTCACTCCGGGTTCACTCTTCGTCTTCATAGTCATAGTCATCACGCATATCCTTTCTTCCTGAATTTAAATCGTCCACAATATCCTTTAGGTGCTTCTTTTCCTCCGAACGACGGGCACTCTTGTGCTTTCTTTCAACACTTTTCCACGCCTTCTTTGCGCGGGTGTCAGTTTCCGATCTCCACTCTTTGTTACTCATCAGAAGTCTCCAATATCCTCCATAAGGTTGCGAAGCCCGTTCTCTATCATGTAGTTGAGAATCTTCCCGCGATTGGGAGTAAAGGGCATATTCCATTCGTGTTCAATTTTTTCAATCTGTTTGGGTGGCAGATTGAGCAAATCAATCAGCGTCTCGTTGCGGTTCCACGCAACCCGATACTTTTCCTGAACTTGTCCGTTGTCACGGATAAACTCCATGAGTTCCTTCATGCGCTTTCCGGTAAGAGGATGCTGTCGCTTGCCGTCCATGACAAAGCAATCGTCATCGGATAGAATGTTTGGAACACCGTCAGACGAGTCACCCTTGATAATGTGCTCCATCAAGAACTGCTTGGGGTTCTCCACTTCCACAAACTTCTTCTGTAGAGGCGAGTACTGTTCCACTCCAGGAAAGATGTGGAGTTGGGAGAAGTCCTTGTCTCCGCTCAAGATGAGCACCTTCTCGCTTTGGTAGTACCGCTTTGCAAGGTATGCAATGATATCGTCTGCTTCACACCCACTTACTGCAATGGTACGATACGGAAACACTTCCTTGATTTCGTCGCGCACGGTGTTGAGAATACGGTAGAACTCGTCCCACTTGCTTTGATCGTCTTTGCGGGTCTGACGACGATTGGCTTTGTATAGGGGAAAGAACTCACGCCGCCACGACTGACCTGAATCGTTGCAGATCACCAGTTCACCGTACTCACGATGAAACTTCTTGCGATAAGTTCGATAAGTGTTCAGCACTATGTGCCGCACCAAACGCTCGTCAATCTGACCAACATCTCGCTCCTGTGCAAAGATGGAGGACATAAGTACCTGCGAGTTGTCAACTAAAATCATTGCTGTACCTGTAGAATGAGGCAGTGCTTGTTGATGCGACCGTTTGCCTCGGCGGTCTTTGTTTTCACACCATTCAAATACCGAACCGCTGCGGAGAAAGTCTTGCGGCATCCACCCTCGTTCATCAAGAACTCCTGTGGCTTACGCACGGTTTTCTCAAACGACTTGCCTGTGTCCCATCCGTAAACAGTAGACCCCTTCGCGTGCAGCCCTGCCTTTGGCTCTACTGCCACGAATACGGTTACCCTGTTGTTCTTCGTGTTGAACATAATGAGTCCTTGTGCACCAATGATACTAGCAGGGGAGACAGAAGCAACTCCAAACTTGTCACTTTTGTGCATAAACTTTAGCCCACGAACTTGGTGTTCTGGTGGATTGGCTTTGCGCTTGCGTGGCTTACGAATCTGCTTTAGTAGCCCCATTCGATCCCGCACTATTTGAACAGCGGATTCAAATACTCCCACCGCTTGTTTCAGATGCTTGGGTTTGAAATATGAGTACCCTTCCACCAAATCAGCGTCCGTTTCGTCCAGTGCAGCGCGTAGATCCACCGCCGTCCGTAGCAGGCGGTCACGAATCACAGCGGCAATAGGACCAGTCATTTCGGTGTTACGCACCCACCGCGTCAAGGGTTCTTCCTTTGCCTTGCCTATAGTAATAGTGTTCACGGTGTCGTCAATCACAGGCTCCAACACCGTCAGCAGGGCGTTTGCCTTTGCCTGAATGCGTTCCTGTACATTTGGTCGCTCTGCACCCTCGGAGGGGGTAGGCGTGGCTTCTCTAGCCTCTGACAGCAGTTCCCTCGTCCACTTGTCGATCTGCTCCTGATGGGCAGGGGAGAACGGGAATCCACGGCTGTGGAGACGGCAATACGGAGCGAGTGTGCGTAGGGTAGACTTGCTGCCCCTGTGACACACCCGTGACCCGTCCTTGTCCCCTCGGGATTTCAGATATTCAGCGACCCACTCCTTTGCCTGTGACGGCTTAAAGTTTTCCCTGTACCAATACAGGCACTTGTCCAGTGCGGACTCCAGTTCTTCAGGAGATCCACCTGTGGGAAATAGGGGTTCAGACAAGAGGCGTTGGCGCGACGATTGACGAGTCATGGTGAGCATAGTTTGCTGAAGTTGTTGACCTTCTTGTATACTATCACATTGGGGAACTTGTCAAGCAGTTGGTCTGATTTATGACTGATGATGAATATGTTGTTTGACTTGCCCATGTTTTGGAGTATTTTAATCACCTCTTCGGTTCCAATACCGTCTAGGGACGAATCAAATACTTCATCAAGAATAAGCAGATTGGTGTTTGCGCTATTTTTCATTCGCGCAATGTCACGCCACGCAAGCAGCAGACTCACATCTATACGCAATTTTTCACCCTCACTAAAGTTGTCGTACGAAAACTCGTCACGGTAACGGCTCTTAATGACTTCAGTAAAGTCTTCAGTAAGGGTGAACTGGGCAAAGAAGTCCATTGTGACAAGGTACTTGTTGATGATTTTGTTCAGCGCAGGAATGTATTTACGAATAATCTTGCGCTTGATTCCGCTGTCCTTCAGGAGAATGCTTGCCACATCCATTGTGTGGGCAGACTCCACCAGTCCCTTGCGGTCGCTCTCAAGTCCAGTGTGTTGAGTTTGTAGTTCGTCTAGAGCAGCAATTTCAGAAGTGACACTCCGCTTTTCACTCTCGGTCTTTGCAATGAGTTCACCCAACCGCTTAATATACCCCTTGTACGCCGCGATTTCAGAGTCCACTCCACCCATATCGTTCTTTGCAGACTCTATCTTCTGCACCACTTCGGTGTTTTGCTTTACCACTGCCTTTGTGGAGTCAATCATTGCTGCAATCTTGTCGATGCCCTCCTGCAACTCCGTCTGTCGTGCCTGCTTCTTTCCAATCATATCGTTACGAAAGTCGTGGGCTAGTCCGCTACGGCACACAGGGCACTCCTCGTTGTTGTGATAGAACCCCTCTTCTTCCTTTGCCTTACGCATAGCCGTCTCCATGTTTTTACGCACAGACAGCATCTGCGTGAGGCTGTCCCGCTGCTTGTCTGCGGAGTCCACGCTTTGCGAAAGGGCAGCAATCTGCTCCTGTAGAGTCACCTTTTTCTCCAACAGGACTGCCAGTTCAGTCTTGTCTTCTTCCAGTTTCTTGGAATACGACCCGATCTGATCGTCTGCTTTCTTCTGAATCATGTCAACAACATTACGCTTGTTGGCAATGTTCAGGTTCAAGATTTTGAGTTCGCTCTCTATTTCGCGGACCCGATCCTTTGTTTCAAGAATCTTGCTCTTAAGGATCTCGTTCATCTTGGAGAAAACGTCGATGTCCAGTAGGTTCTCCACCACGGTTCTGCGGTCAGCAGCAGACAGACGCATGAACGGCACGTAGTTCGTGGACCCAAGAATCACCACCTGGCAGAAAGTTTTGTAGTTCATCTTGAGGATTTGTGTCTCCAAGATGATTTGGTAGTCCTTTACCGTTGCAGTTTGGTCCACGGGCTTGCCGTCCCGTTCAATGGTAAACACCTTGGGAGACAGCCCACGGCACACCTTGTACGAGTTGCCGTTCGTAGAGAATTCAATCTCAACCAAACAGTCTTTGCCGTTGATGGAGTTCACCAACTGGGGAAGATTGATGTTTCGGAATGGCTTACCGTACAGTACAAATGTCAGCGCGTCCAACATGGTGGTCTTGCCTGCGCCGTTGTCTCCACACACAAGGGTAGTGGAGTGCTTGTCCAACCGCACTTCTGTGAAGTGGTTGCCTGTACTCAACAAGTTCTTCCAACGAATCTTTGTGAATGTAATCATACTTTGGCGTTTTGGTTCAGAGACTCCACATACAGTTCTCGCACAAGATCCTTTAGAGCCTGTGCGTTGCTTAACGAGTCCATGCTGTCTATTTCCTTGTTGATGGTTGCAAGGGTGTCCTCTGTAAGGTCAACCGTATCAGTTTCGGATTGGTTGTCAATAGCCACCGAGTCAATAATGGTTACCCCTTCAGGGTGCATACCGTACAGAGAGTCCACAAATTTCTCAAACAGATACGGCTTCGTCTTCTTCTCCACCACCACACGAACGTAGTGTCCGCGTACCCGCTCTTCGGGAACCGTGAGCATTTCTGTCTGCTCCAGTGCGGAATCGTCGTAGGTAATCTTCGTAAAGATGTTGTGGGGGTTTACAACAAACTCCAGTTCACCACTTTCGGTGTCTAGAATATGGAAGCCCTTCTTTTCGCCGTAGTCGGACATGGTGATCTGATACGGGCATCCCAAGTAGTGAATGTTGTCCCTGCTGTGGCGAGTGTGGAAGTGTCCGGTGTACACTGCCTTGAATCGCGCAAACGGATCAGACTTCATGCCCCCTTGGAATGTAGAGTTACGCATGACTTGGAATCCGTCCAGTTCCAAGTGCCCACACAGAATCTCTGCGTCACAGGTACGCACAAACTCCATAGACTCTGCTTCGTTCTCCTTGTTGATCCACGGTAACATGGCAATCTTTGTGGATCCGAATTGCAGTACAGTGGGTTTCTCGTACACCGTGAACGCATCGTAGAACAGTTCTCGGGGCGAGTTCACATCACTACGGTTCTTGTAGAAGATGTCGTGGTTACCCAAGATGCAGTGCATCTCTAGTTTGTTGTCCCACAACTCTTGAATGAATCCTGTGCGAACAGCGTTCAGTGTTGCAAAGTTCACGAACTTGCGGCGATCCAAAAAGTCGCCCAAGTGAATAATCGTGGTGATTCCCTCTGCTTGCAGTCGAGGGAAGAACACGCGCTTATAGAAGCGCATGAAGTGTTCAAGAAACACTGGTGAGTCGGATCGCGCTCCAAAGTGCGTATCCGCTAGGATTGCAATTTTCACTTCTTGCCTTTCGCCTTCTTCACTGGTTTAGCCTTTGCCTTTACCTTTACTGGCTTCGGCTTGCTGACAGGCTTCTTTGCCACCTTCTTTGGTGGAGGTGGTGCCTGCTTTTCCTTGTCCTTCTTGTCAAAGTTGTTGATGTCTGTCTCTGTCAAGAAAGTGGCATTGGTGTCAAAGTTTTCTCCCACCTTGAGGTAGTTGTCCCGTATCCAGTTACGCATTTGGGAGTCCACATCACTCATCTCAATCTTCTTCAGTTTAATGTACGCTTGCTTCTTCTCCTTCTGTATACGACGGAGAAACGCGTAGTAGATTATTTGAGTGAAATACGAGAAAGGATTGGTGGACTTCTTTGGGTCAAAGTTGTACGCGTACAACAGACAATTTTCTATTCCATCCGATATCATCTCTTCACGATACGGATAGTTTATGAAATTGGGTTTGCGGGACAGGTGTTCCGCAATCTTCATAAAGCACTCACCAATGTAGTGAGTTACTGGTGGGTGTTGAGTTCCTGCTGCGTCAGCAGCGTCAACCTGCTTTCTCCATGCACTCATTTCCATGAAGAACTGTGTGTTGTCAATGTAGTGGTCACGTTTCTTTTTTGCCATGCTGTTCCTTTCACACAAGATAACCTATCACTCGGGCTTGTCAAGCCCATCGTCTTTTTTCTTTTCGTCTTCCACATAGTCCTTTATGAATGGCGACCAATCCGCAGGCTTGTTGCCAAACTTTGGATCGCTCTTCTGCTTTTCATCAGGCTCTTTCCACTCGCTCCGTGAAATTTTTTCACGACGGGACGCAGGAGGAGTGGACTTTGGACGACGCTTTTTTTCACTCTCTTCCTCCATCTCTTCAAATATGTCGTCTAGAAACTCTCCTGTAAGAAAGTCTTGAATGCTGTCTTTCAAGTAGTCCATGAAGCCGTTTTTGATCCACGCCTCCATGATGTCTTTAGGAACACCAACAGAAAATGTTATGCTGCTTGGTGGAATGAAAATATTGTTTTGTGGCGGAGGTTTTTCCCCCAACCCATTCTTTTCGTGTTCACGCATAAGACGATTCACTTCTTCTTCCAGTTCGCGCTGTTCTTCTTCTGTAAGTTTGAATGGAGTATTGCTCTTGGGCATCACCTCTACAGGCTTTGGCTCCACATCTTCTAGTGGCAGTTTAGGAAAGTCTCGTCCGGTGTCTTGTAATTCAATCT